CTGCAGGCCAACACGAACACCGAGCCCGACGTGTCGCCCACCGTGTGGCAGGCGCTGACCGTGTACACCCTCGACGGCATCAACGGCACGCTGACGTTCAACCAGCCACTGCCCGACAACGCCACGCTGATGGTAACGGGCCAGGCCTGGGGGATGTTCTCGGACATCGACCTGACCACCATCATCACGCAGGCCACCTGGGAGCACTGCGCGGGGCAGACCATCACCGAGCGGTACCGCACGGCGCAGGGCTTCATCACCTACCGGGACACGCCCAAGACCCTGAGTAACCTGCCCCAGCGCGAGAACATGCTGCTCATCTGGCTGGCTGAGATCGAGGCGTTCTGGGCGCTCGCCTCTGACGCCGCGACCGACGTCAACGTAGACACCGCCGAGGGCACCAGCATCGACCGTACCGCTCGGTACGGCCAGCTGATGAGGCACATCGACCTGCTCACAGAGCGGTACACAAGCCGCTGCGCACAACTGGGCGTGGGCCTGTACCGCATCGAGACGCTTAACCTTCGGCGGGTTAGCCGCACCAACAACCGGCTCGTGCCGATCTTCAAGGATCGCGAGTACGACGACCACCGCTACCCGGTGCGCGAGCTGCCGCAGATCGACAGCCGCGACGAAGACACCAGCGGTGTCCCAAGCCCGATCTGGAATGGACTACCACTGTGATTCAGATGTCTCCGGCTGCCCCGGGCGAGCACAGCTTCGGCGGCGGCCAGCCTTACGGGGCGGCCACCGGTCGCACCGCGAGCTTCGGTTACGGCTCGCTGGAGGGCGGTGGCGCCAAGCCCTTCCGCGGCACCATGCAGATGGGCGCCAAGAACATGGCCGGCCCTGCGCAGTTGCTACCCGACCAGCCGATCGGCATTCAGTCCCCTCCGTCGAACGCAGGCGGCGGCGAGCAGAAGTCGGGCGGCGGCGGTGGACTCATCGGCCGCGGCATGTCGTTCCTCAAGGGCATCGCTGGTGGCGGCGGTGAAGCCGCGGAAGGTGCCGCGGGCGCGGGCGAGGCAGCCGGCGCGGCCGGTGCGGTCGAGGAGCTTGCACCCCTGGCGCTGCTGGCATGAGCTTCACGACGCAGCCCATGGCCACCCCGTTCGGCTGGCAGGGGGAACATGCAGCTCACCGTGCGGTGGGCTCTGCTAAGTCTGCCCCAGCTCAGACCGGGGTCGAGCCAGGCCGCGTCAAGGAGTTCACCCAGGGCATCAAGGATGGCAACCACGGGCTGAGGACCGCTGCGGTGATGGTCGGCACGTACGCCGCGGTCAAGGCCTGGTCGGCATGGCGGGGGCACCTATGAGTGCTAGCGACCACCTCAACGAGGCGCAGTTCCACTACCCCGAGTACCACTCTTCGAGGGCTATGTACCCTCGTCACACACCACATTCCGAGACGCGCTCGGCCACGCACGTGACAAAGGGCCGCAAGGGCAACGTCTGGAAGCAGAAAAGGAAGCTGGGAAAGCATTGAGCCGCCTGGATTTCAAGCATGGCCGGTTCAATTCGGACTTCGAAACGAACCGGATCTTCACCGCTATGGAGGGCTGGCGCCGCTCCTATGGTGACGTGCTGCGCTATTACCGGTACGACTCCTCGGCCAGCCAGATGGACCCGGTGTACGACGAGGCCGTGGGTGTGGGCCGACAGTACTTCCCGCCGTTAGCCGTTCCCTGCCAGCACGTTATCCACGTGCAGGGAGCCAACGAGTACGGCGAGTACGGCATGTACTACAACGACCAGCTTACGGCGTACATTAGCTTCACCGCATTCACAGGGGTCGGGCTGACCTATTCGGACATCGAGACGGGCAATTACCTCGATGACCGAGTGCTCTACGATCGTAAGATATTCCGCGTCGTCCAGCTCGTCACCCGGGGACAGATCCAGCAGCGCGATATCATTGTGTCATTGACAGCTTCGCAGATGAAGCCAGACGAACTGGTCGATGACCCCGAGTTCGCTGCTTGGAACCAGGGCGGCGCTAACGACGTGACAGGTGAGGAATAATGCCGCTCCCGCAGAATGGACAGCTGAACTGGGGTACGCCGCTAAACGCTGACATCGCCAACGACGAAGCGAATATCGCGAATCTCCAGCAGTCTGTGCAGGGCCACGAGACCAACACCCCACCCGACCCGCACGGTGACCGCGCGTACACCAGCGGACTGGTAACGCCCATTGTCACCGGCCTGAACCAGGCGCCTACGCCCACCTCGCTGGGTCTGGTTCAGTTGACTGCGAACGGCAAGATCCCGCTGGCCCTCGTGCCCACGGGCGCGGGCCTGTTCACCTTCATCGACGCGGTGCCCGACTTCAACGTGCCCACCAACGGGGCGCCCGCGTCGGCCTCGCTGAACCTGGCACTGCAGGCGGCCAACGCCCAGGGCGGGGGCATCGTCTGGGTCGGCTCCGGCGTGTTCGCCATCGACCAGCCGCTGGTCATCTACGAGAACACCTGGCTGATGTGCTCCCCGGGCGCGGTGTTCGACCGGTTCGTGACCACCAGCGCGCCGACCGCGCTGCTGGCGAACTACTCGCAGCTCATCGCCCCGAACGGCGGCAACATCCGCGTGACCGGCGGGTACTGGAATGTCAATGCCGTCGCCGCCACGGGTGTGGCGTTCTCCTTCGCGCACACCGCCGCGGTGCTCATCGAGGACTGCATCGTGGTGCCCTACAGCGACGGCAACAGCCCTGTCGCGGCGTTCTACGGCTGCAGCAACGTGACCATGGACAACGTGTCGGCGTTCGGCCCGCCGCCCGTCACCGTCAGCCGTGCGGCCCAGCACCAGCCGGTGGTGCGCATCGAGGAGATCAACGTCACCAACCTGCCGAACACGCAGATCCCGAACAGTGTGCTCGACGGCACGGAGTGCAGCAACATCGTGGTGCGGGCGTGCTCGCTGTCCGCGATCGGCCCGGGGAGCTACCCGTCCGACGGCTTCGGCGTCTACTCGGCGTGGACCTCGTTCGTCGGGACCACCGGTACCGTGGCCAACGGCGGCCGCCACACGAACATCAACCTGGTGGACGGCAACTACGCCACCGCGCTCGCCACCGCGGGCATCCAGGTCAACAACTGGGCAGCGGTCACCGCGATCGGCGGGGACTTCAACTACCCCAAGGCGCCCTACACGCTGGTGCAGGACGGCGTGAGCGGCGTCTACCCGACCTCGTTCCAGTACGACGTGAACAGCCCGCGCGTCACGCAGCCCATCGTGGTCCAGACCATCACCAACACCGTGTCCGAGACCACGCTCGCGCAGTTCTCCATCCCGGCCAACGACTGGCGCGCAGGCTCGACCGCCTACCGCACCACGCACTCGGGCAACCTGTCTCTCGGCACCAACACGAACAGCCTCACGCTCAAGATGTACGTGGGCACCAGCTCGAACTTCGCGAGCGACACGCTGGCGCACACCATGACGGTAGGCATCAATGCCAGTGCCTCGGTGGTGCCTTTCGCCATTCACCAGCGTGGTTTCGCTATTGATGCCAACGGCTTCTGGACTCCGGAGGGCTGGGAATTCACCTGCTCCGCTGCGACTGGCGGAAGCCTTAACAATGGCAGCGTACGGCTTAACCCGGCGGCCGGGGCGACAGTGTACGTGACCATTACCGCTACCTGGAACACCGCCCGCGTAACCGACACCATTGTGGGTGTCAGCGGAGTGATCGAGCGAGTCGTGCTCTGATATGATAAGAGGGCGAAGTACAATTGCTCATACAGTGAATCAGGAGTGACTCCTCCGTGCCTTGGATCTACAACGAGGACGCGGCCCTCAAGCTAAAGCTTCAGGGGCTCACTGTAGACGACCCCAATAACTCCTCTCGGCCTGTGCCTGTGCGCTATCGGCTGCCGGAGGACGAGCTGGCCACGCTCACTTACCCGTGCATCATCATCGAGCACCAGGGTATCAACCCCGCTCCCGAGCGCGAGCACCGTGGTTACATCCAGCTCCAGTACGCACCCGAGGGATTACCTATCTGGTGGCCGCAGTACGCCACCAGCTATGACCCCACGCTCAGCCCCTATTACACATGGTTCCCGCTGCCCTATAACATGGACTACAGCGTTACTGTTTACACACGTAAGATGGCCGAGCACCTGCAGCCCCTACTCGCGACACTCGCCACGGAAAACTATCTGCCTTACCACTTCGGGTATCTGGACATCCCGCAGGACGGAACTGTGCGCAACATGTTCCTGATGCAGGGTCCGCAAATTGAATATGGCAAGGACAAGGACGACAAGCGACTCTTCCGTGCCACGTACATGATACGTGTCATGACCGAGATCATCCCGACGGTCTTCAATGTGTATGACGCCAACACCGTCACGCAGATTAACCTGGATCTCGGCGTCTATTCGGACGTAACGAATCTGAATAGCGAGGAGCTGTCTGCTAACCAGGCGCTGATTTCCACGGGCCTGGGTGTCAACTTCAACGTCGGCCTTACCCAAGCACCCGGTCCTAGCGGTTCAGAACAGCCGCGAGAGACCGTCCAGATTTCCCGGCGCAAGCCCGCACGCGCGATAGTTAGGTAGGATCGATGGCGAACAGCTATCCTCGTCCCGGGGCATACATCAATGAGACGCTAACGCCCCTGGCGCAGACCGGCAACAACATTCCCGGCGAGGCTGTCGGTGCATTCGCTGCTGCCTACAACATCGGCCCGGTGGTGCCGACGTTCTGCACGTCATTCGGGCAGTTCACCAACCTGTACGGCAACTTCAACGTGGCCGGCACCGGACCTGCCGGCGCGTCTATGCCGCTGCACTACGCGGTGTACACCTACTTCCAGAACGGCGGGAACGGCTGCTACGTTCTCCGCGTGCCGAACACCAACGCCGTCGCCGCGTCGCTGGCGCTGCAGGATGTCGGCTCGGCCACCGTCTTCACCGCGACCGCGGCGCAGGGCAGCATGGGCCAGGGCATCGCCCAGATCCAGTCGCCCGGGGCGTGGGGCAACAGCATCTACATCGAGATCGTGGCCGTCACCTCGACGGGCTCGGCTCACGTCAACCTGAACGTGTACTACGGCGGGTCCACCGCGGGCTACCTGGTCGAGACGTTCCTGAACGTGTCCACCAACCCGGCCGACCCCCGCTACGTCGTGGGCATCGTCAACTCTCCGGTGTCTGGGTCCAACTACATTCAGCTCAGCGGCGGGCTGACCTACGTGTCGGGCACCACCGACTTCGCCCCGATCACGCCG